CGATACATCTGCTGGTGGAGTGTTCTTGGCGTCAAGCCATCCGCTCCAATCCTCAAGCTCGACTTCCGCGACTTCGAGAATCTCTCGCGCGAGGTCAAACTTGTACTTGACAGGATCAAAACCATCGGTCGAGCCGTGGTACAGCTTTCGGATTCCGCTTTGAACGATTGCGCGGGCGCATTCGACACACGGAAAACCTTCGATGTAAATTTCAGCACTTTGCAGCGATGTGCCCTGCATCGCCGCCGCAAAGATTGCGTTACGCTCCGCATGCTCGATGTAGTCGTACTTCACCGGTCGGGTGCTGTTCTCTGCGGTTGGATCGAGGCCGTGGGTGTGGCAGTTCGCACCGGCTGTAAGGACCTTGCCCCACGACGTCGTTATGACAGCGGATACTTGTGTGTCGGCGTCAGTGCTGATTTCTTCTTTGAGGTGTTGGAGAAGATTGAGCACTTCCAGCTTCGTGTCCTTGGTCTTACCCAGAACACGATAGGCGAATTCTGCAACACCGTCTCGCAAATCTTCCAGAGTGCCGTTGTTGTCAATGACGTGATCGGCATCGGTGATCAGCATTTCCATGCTCTCAAACTTTTCGTCGGGCAGGTGCTGACTGCGGTCAACCCAAAGAATAATGTCAAAGACCCCGGCAGCGACACAGGCTTCCAGTTCGGCGCGGCGGCGCATGCCTACGTACATGTCGTGACCACGAGACAGCATCGTTGTGGCGGTCTTCGTCTTGTCGGGGGTGTTGTAGTCAGTGATCATGTCAGCCCACAGCTTTCGGTGGTTGACGCGATCTTCGAACATTTCCTCGAACGAGGCATATCGGTCCTTGCCCCACTGTTCCCAGATGATCTCGCGACCAACGAATTCAGACGAGGACACGAAGTTGTAATCGTGCTCGTCGCGTAGCATTTCTGCAACAGTGTCCTTGCCGTGGCGGGCGTGACCAATGATGAGAATTTTCGGGTTAGGCATTGTCTTGTCCTTTAATTGTTTTCACGTCACACCACTATCGTTAGTTTTTCTTTTGCTCGGGTAATTCCCGTGTAAAGCCAGCGGTTGGAATCGCTGCGGAACACGCCGCTTTCGTCGTGAACCACAACCTCATCCCACTCAGAGCCTTGAGACTTGTGTACGGTCAGCACGTGACCCCAATCAAGGTGTTCTTGTGTAGCCTTGGCATGGTACACCGCCTTGGTGTTTCCGCTGTAAGCTCCACGCTTCTTGAAGTGATGCTCTTCGAACAGCGCCTGCGGGCACTTGAGCGTGTATTCGATGTTGTCGTGGTCGGGGTTCTGAACACGCATTTCCATGGACGCGGCACCGTTTTCAAGGTCACCGACGTCTTCCATACAGGTCAGGATGCTGCCGTTTACCAGCGACGGGTACTCACGCGAATTTCGCTGCACGAGGATGGGCTCATCCTTGACCGGGCCGGTAGACGTGATGCCGAGGGCCTTTCTGATTTCCCCGGTGATGGCGAAGCGTTTCTTGTGCGTTCCGCACAGAACCATGGCCTCACTGTCCATGTCCAACGTGACGTCGTCGTCGCGGCGGCGGATCACACGGGCGTTGTCGCCGTACTTTCCGGGCTTGATGTATTCGCCTTGGCGCGCCATGGTTGCCAACTGGATGATCGGGTTCTCAGCGGCTTGGCGGTGGATTTCTGTGAGGAACACGTCGGGTGTGTCCATGTCGAAACCGTGGTCGCTGTCGATGGGCGGCAACTGTCCGGGGTCGCCAATGGCGAGGATCGGAATGTTGAACGCAGCTAGGTCGTCAGCAATGAATGTGCCGACCATGGACGCCTCGTCCACAACAATAAGCTTTGTGCGTTCTGGAAGGTGTTTACGATCTTTCAGAGTGAAGGACAAGCCTTCGTCGCTCATCGCGTCAGAAAGCTCGTTCTCAAGTCTGTTCATCAGGACTTGCAGATCGTGGTTGTTCAGATTGGCAAACATGACGCGCGCGCCTTCGTTGCCCTTCGCGGCTTCCAGAATGCGGTACTCCCACTCCTGATCCGCACGGTCAAGGTTATCCTTGATCTCCTGCGACTTCTGGGTCTGGGGCATGTAGATTGCTTTGTGGATTGTCGTGGCTGGAACGTACCAGCCGGAGTCGCGCAGCTTGCCTGTGAGAACCTTGGCAGCTTTTCCGGTCGGGGCCATGTACATGACCTCGTCCTGCTTTAGGCCAAGCTCTTCGATCAGGGCGGCGACACATGTGGACTTGCCGGAACCGGCGTATCCAGCGAACACAAACGCCTGTCCGGGATCAATTCCGGGGGTCAGCCGTTGAGGGGTATAGGTCTGCCACGCAACGTGATCATCCTCAGCCGGGGGCGGGGAAAACTGAAACGACTTGGCAGCATCAGAATACCACTCAGCAGTTTGCTGGATCGCTTCCCATTGATGATTTGTTGGTGTGATACTCATAATTGCTCCAATGCGGGTGCCCGTGTTTTATCACGAGCACCCTTACATTTTAGGCCGACTAGGTCAAGCCTTACTTGTTGCCAAACTTGCGTCCGCGTGCGCCACGGCGTCCGGCAGGAGCTTGGGTCTCTTCCACCACTTCGGCTTCGTCAGCCTCGTCGGTTTCCGGGACCTCATCTTCTTCGACTTCCTTGGCAGATTCGATCTGCTTTGGTGCCGCCTTCTTCTTCTCCGGCTCCGGCGTCGGGTCCATGTCGCCATAGTCCCCTTCGTCTTCGCCAGCCGCCGCCATCAGGTCTTCTTCCGAAGCCCAATCGATGATCTTGATAGTCGGCGCATAGCGGCGTCCGACCCCCGCAATCTTCGACTTGTAGCCATCAGCAGCCAACTCAACAACGGGGATCAACCCTTCGCGGAGCTTGTACTGGCGGCTGTATGCGCGGCGGAGTGCGTGGAACGCGCGCAGAGCAACCGAACCACCGAGGCGGAGGGTGAACTCTTCGTCCGTACCATCAACCGGGCGCAGGCCGATAGAGGCTTGAACGCTCCAACCATCACGGAAGTTTGCAGGGTCTTCTTTCTGCATCTTCTTGATTTCGTCGAGCGTCATGTCGATGTCGTCATCATCCGGCAGGTAGTCCGGCATGTGATCGTACGCCATCGGGTTTTCACGCAGAAGGTGCTCTTCGGTTTCGATCACCTTGCCGTCCCACCAGAACGTCCAAATCCACATCGAGTCGAAAATGTTCGCGGCGTATTGGGAGCCGTGATCAATTTCTTCCTCGTCGGAGCCTGCGAGGAATTGCCCGCTTGCGCCTTTGAATTTCATGTAGGTGGTTGCACCGGGCATATTCTCGGTGCCTGCGCCGAACGGGTCGCCCACGTTCGTGTTTGCAACAGCAGTGCTGTTCTTAGAGCGGTCTACGAGTGCTGTCATATCTTTTTTTCCTTGTGATATGGTTTCTGGTTTGAGCGTGATTTAATTGGACAGCATGACCACGCGCAATCGTGCTGCCACCCCCGCGTCAGCGGGCGTCTGGATTACTGACGGTTACCGTCAGCTTTTCAAAGCCGTTGCCCTCTTCCATGAAATCTTCTGGATCGAGCCCCGCCTCTTCAATCTTTGCTTTTGAGAGTGCCTTGCGGCCTTTCTGGAACGTGTAGGTTGCCTTGAAGTCATCGGCGACCGCGCGGCTTGTGCCGTGCTTGATCAGTTCCTGTCGGATCGCTTCGTTGTATTCCTCCAACGATGTTTCGAGTTCTTTGATCTGTTGCTTTACGTCGTCACGTTTTAGCACAAACGGACGAAGCTCGTCAAGCAATTCTTTGTCCTGATCATCGATTTCTTTTTTGGTCAGGGCCTTGCGTGCGTTGGGTACGCGCTTTGCTTGGACGTCGTTACACGCGCCTTGGAATTTGCAATATTGGCACATGCCATCGACCTTGCCTTCGGGGGCAAACAGGCCAGCATCATCGACGCCAAATACCTTGTCGTTGCGTTCGCGCCCGATGCGATACATCGAGTCGTCGTACTCAATAACGAAGATGCGAATGTCGTCGAGCCAAGACGCGTTGACGTAGATCAGGACGGCAAGCTTGGGCTTGTATTCCGTGTTCTCACGGATCATTCCCATCTGCATTTGAACCTGACCGTGGTGCTGTGCCTTCTCGTGCGTCAACGCCAAGCGCGGGTCGAACGACTTCATTTCGAGGACAATGCTATCCTGTTCGCCGATGTCGTCGATGCCGTAGTAGGCAAGGAAGTCGCGCGGCAGAAACTTTCCGATAGCGGGGTCCGCCGGAATGATAAGTCCGTCGAGCGTGGCAGAGTGAATGCCTTCGATCAGGGTGTCCTGACCGTCGCCCGCCATGATCAATTCGAGCCCACGGCGCTTCAATCCCACCTCAATAGCCGGGACGATGTAGCTGTTCTCGATGATGTTCCCGCGCTCCATCGCGCCCCACGATTCCTCGTAGTCCGCGTCCGGTTCGATACCGAATTCAGTGCCGCGCTTTCCGAAGAAAGTCTTGCGGATGCAGCCGAAGCATTCCGAAGCCCCGACCGTCAGGTCACGACTTTGCTTCCACGTCTTCTGGTTGTTCGCGATGTGTTCATCGAACACGTCTTCGAACGTAAACCCATCAGCCGGTAG